CCATTCTTACGAAACCAAATCGTCACGTCGTGGTCAGCGGCGGCAGAGTTTGAAAGCTGGATCGACGGCGCGAGCATGTACGTGCCAGCGGCAGTAAACGTAACCTGAGTGCTGGAAACGACACTGACACCAGTGCCTGTTAAATCAGCATTGAACGTAATGGCCGTTGCTGCAGCGACGTTACCTGTCTGGTCGGCTGTGCTTGATGGCTGAGCGAAGGCACGCCCCGCAAGGTCGGCATAAGGAACTGTGGCCGCTGCCGTCATCGCCGACGTGCCGTTGCCCTTAACGTAGCCTGTTAGCGTTGCAGCGCCTGTGCCGCCAGTCGCGACCGTGCGGACGTTAGTCGCGCTTGCTGCGATGTCTGACGCAGCTACCTTACGGCTGTTACTGGCCTGAACAACTTCAAAAAGCTCTGTCCCCGCAAGAGGGGTAGTGGCTGCTGTAAGGTCTGTAATTTTTAGGTTAGCCATTATGCCAGTCCGTATAATATGTTGAGGGAGACAGAGAGTGCGTTTGCTGTAACTTCTTGAGCATTGGTCTGTGCATCCTGCGAATCTGGGCGCGGGTTTCTTAGCGGAATAGGATCAGCCCGTAGAAGTAAACGACTGAAATATGGCTGAGGAACGTCATCGCAAGAAGCGCAAACTTGAAGGCTCAAGCTAACCGGCACAGATCCGCCGCGATAGTCTTTCTTCTGACGCAGCTCCGTATGCTGAACCATGAAGCCACAGCCATCGCAGATCGCAAGACCGCGTGGTGACTTGGCGTCAAAAGTCGGTTGCGTCCGATGTTTTTTTCCGCGTCCGAATCCGTACTGCATTTAATACCCCTGCATATCTATAGTGATACGAAGTGGAACCTTTTCGCGATCTTCAGCTGCAGCGCGGTCGTATGAACTATCCGCTAAACCCTGAAGAAAACTAAGGCGATCAGGCGCAAACTTTACCGCGAGCTTAGCGGCAAGGCCAGCGGCGATAGCCTCCATCCAGCGGTTTGGAGCATCCATGCTGTCGGTAAAATCACCCGCGTCCTCTTGGATCTTCATGCGGTGATAGAACAGCGTAACACCAGCAGCCTGCGGAACCTGCCAGATATACAGTCGGGGTGTTATTGTGCGTTCGAAATAATACTGAAACGGGCGCTGCCCTTCCTGCGCCTTGTTAGGCAGAGCGTCGTACTCGGCTCGGCTGATCGGGGACATCATAAGGTCGGTGTTAATGCCCCCAGATGTGGTGCGGGTATAGACCTGAAGGATCGACACAGTACGCGGCTGTAAATCGTAATAAAGCGTACCGGGCGTCAGAACGATACTCTGGAGATCCACAGCCCACAGATTTGGACCGTTGTTCGCCCAGTCCGAAAACATGTAATTGATGGAACGACGCGCACTGTCGATGTCATTCGATGCCAGAGATGCAGGATTACGACCGACACGCTCATACGCCTCAGTAATAATATCAATCTGTTCGGTGTCACCAAACGTATATTGTCCGCTACTGCTCATCTGAACCTCGCCGTTTTCTTAGCGATGGATTTAGGCTGGGCTACAAACTGCTTTCCAGCTTTCTTACCTTCACGCTTGGCTTTGCTTGTAGCAGCATATTCTGCAGGCGTCAGCGATTTTATAGCGTCCTTGGGAAGATAGCGCTCACCAGTCTTGCTGGACGGCTTACCAGACTTGGTAGTCCACTTCTGATCAGTCCAGTCCTTCAGGGACTGCTGGGGCTTTCTAATCGGCATATCCGCCACCTTTGGCTTTGTAGGACTTGGCCAGAAGCTGTGCCTTGCGAGCTGACCACTGGCCTGCCCCAGTCCCCTGTGTTGCACGAGCTTTAATGCTGTTAAAGAGGCGCTTGCGAAGATCCGGCTTCGTATAGTTGCCGGCCTCATTTACACGCGACTCTTTACGCCCACGCATTATTTCTTGCTCTTAGCTGTAGCCTTTTCAGCAGCAGGTGCTTCTTCGGCTGCAGGCTCAGCCTTTGGTGCAGGAGCTTTCTTAAAGCCGAGCAGCATTTCCAGCGACTCTTCAGTGACCTTTTCCCAATCTTCTTGAGAAAGGCTGATTTCCTGCTGGTCACCGTTTGCGTTTGTGTATCGACGAAGGATCATAATAAACTCCTATTAGTTATAATATTTCGTCATCTCAAGGATGAGCGTGTACGTATCGCCAAGACTCGCGTCAGCAGTGCTGAGTAAAATATTTCCTGTTTTACCGGCACCTGCGTTGTTGCGAAGGCCACCAAAATTTGACAAATCGAATGTTGCCTGACTATTCTGGGCAGAGCCAAAGAAAAACACGTTACTGGTTGCGCCCCAGAAAAGCCGGAACTCCATCCCGTGACATGCTGTATGGATTTTCTGGACACTTACGCCCGTGCAGGATTGACCAAGAGCGTTAGCAGCTAGGTTGGCAACATTAACCTTGGTCACGAGCGATTCGCCCGTAGCATCTGAAATGTTTGTGAACAGCATGACAGCGGTCGTCTGATTATCGACTAGCGTCTGAGAGGTTACTGCATCAGCCATTATTTCATTCCTTTAAGTGTCATAGCGAAGCGAGCGCGCTGGCCCATTTTACCGGGCGCCTTAGCGGCTGCCTCCAGCTTTCCTGCAGGGATGGGCTTGCCAGCTTTAGCGCCAAGCGCTTTACGAAGTGCGCCGGGTTTTTTTATAGCCTCGGCAATGAAATTCTTTTTTCCACGCATGTTAACAGTTCCACGCTCTGAGTGATTTATTGATCCGGCTATTCGGATCTTTAGCAGTCTCGGCAGATGTCAGCTTCTTCTTCATACCCTTCATTCGGGCGCAAAAGCTGTCACGACGAGAGCCACCTTCCGGCTGAGGACGTTTAAGGTTTGATCCAGTAGCAGCATTGTACGCCTTACGGCCAGCTTCATTGAGGCCGCCCTTCGGGTTCTTATGCTTAGCCTTGAGCTGGAAATCCTTCTTCGCCCGCATTACAATCTCCATGTAACTAGGGCGACCCGAAGGCCGCCCCAATCATTAGGCTTGTGTTACGCCATAGAGGCCGGTTTGAGTATCGTCATCAGCAACGAATACATAAAGCGTCAGCCGCTTAGAAGCGTCAGCAGCGTCAGCAGGAGCAAAAGTGCCGCGAACGTCGCCAGTGGTTGTCGTAGCAGGGCTTGTCGTAACAGCTGCTGTAAACGTGCCAGTTGTGACAAAAGCGCCACCCCAAGCAGTCTGCACATAGTTACGGCTGTCTGCACGGATCGGAAGACCAAACACGTCGCCAGTACCAACAAAGAAGTCGGTTGCTGCAGCAGAGGCCGCAATACTGGTGATCGTCTTAAATGCCTTCTTGCCGGCAACTGCAGTCGTGCCATTCAACGTAATAGCTTCCGACATTGGAATACCATAAACGTCTGTGCCAGTAACCGTCAGAACAGCTGTAGCTGCACCAGCAGCGTCAATGATGACGTTGCGAGGAACATCAAGGATAACGGTACCACCTGATGCCAATGCGCCATTCAGAGTAGCATTACCAGCAGCAGCAAGCGTCTGCTGAGCGCAGATGCCATCTGCATCCAAGGCCACAGGAACAATGTTATAAACATTGATTGGCGACATGAAAACGCCCGGCTCAGAAGCCGTGCCGTTATTAGCAAAGTTCCTACCTGCCCGGACACCATCAGAGAAGTGAGTCATAAATTTTCTCCAAAATTAGGGAGGTGACGGATGCCACCCCCCTTATCCGATTAGGAAGCGCCCTGCGAACCCCAGCCTGCGCGGAAGTTCGAGCAACCGAACGAATAACGCTCAATAGCTTTCGCCTTGAGGTTGTCGGTGTCGAAGTCCGTGTAGACATCGGTTTCGAGAGATTCACGCTCGTAGTGCTTGAATCCGTTAGGAGCGTCGGTGAGCAAGAACCAACCGTTCGTGTCGGTCAGGAACATGTTAACGCGATGACCCTGCGGAACCGCAGAGTTGTTGTAAATTGCGTTAATATCGTTGTTCGCTGTATCGACGCGGAACTGCGATTGGAGCAGGCGAGTCGCCGTCCACTGCAGTTCGGCTGGAACGATGAGCTTCGTAGGCTTCGTCATGATGCGGAGGCCCGCAGCATCACGGAAGCGCTGAACGCCAACGATGGCATCCTGAAGCGACGTTTCGTTCAAGTCGGCCTGTACCGTGAAGGTGTTGGCAACAGTACCGTTTTCGATGGGGTGAGCCGTCGAGAACAGTGGCTGGCCGTCACCAATTGGGAAGTTCGACGAGAAGCCGTTGTTTAGAACGGATGCGCCGAGAACTTCTTTGGTCTGTTCCATCGACTGACGAAGAGCCTTCGCCTGTAGTGGGAACGACGATTGGTACAAGTTGTCCTTGATCGCCTGACGGGTGATGATGAAACCAATGCTGGTGTAACGGTTTACATAGTTCGTTACAAAGCGTTGACCCATTTCGCCGTAAGCGGTCGAGGCGCCTTCTGCCTTGATCTGAGCCAAGCCGAGCAGCTTGACTTCGACTTCGATTTCAACAGCCTTATCGGATGTGTGCTTCTCGAAGATTTCCGACCACTGGCCCGGGTACATCGGATAGTCGCCAAATACGGCGGCTAGACCGGGCCGGAGCAGGTCGCGGATTGCGGTTGTATTAATAGCCATTTTGAATTCTCCCTACTGGCTTATCAGATGCCGGTTGTGCCGCCACGATAGAAGTGGTTGTTGAGCGTCACATGCCAGTTAGCGAAAGCACCAACAGCGTTACCCGGAGTCGGATCAAGCTGGAGGATTTTGCAGTTTAGCGTGCTGGTGTCGGCTTCCGTGGCATTGTTGATCGAAACAGCGGAAGTACCCGTTGCAGTCGAACCAGCAGTGTAGAGGAAGTTGATGTTCAAGCCACGATCAGCGAGAGCAAGTGGGGTACCAGCTGCACCAGAAGCGTTGGTTTCTTGAATCGAGAACACTGTGTTCGGATCATCAATCACGAGAGCTTCAACGACAGAGCCGGTGAGAACGCCCGGGTTGCCCGGCCAGTAGTTCTGGAACGTCACAACGCCAGTGCTGCTGGTGTACTTAACACCCCAGAACACGCCAACGCAGGTAGATCCAGCAACGCCAACACCGAGTGTGCCGTCAGAAAGAGTTGTGACAGGATCGCCACGGTAAAGTGCAGTCGCGTAAGCGTTTGCGATTTGGTAAGGGTTGGTCGCGCCAGTCCAAGCAGATCCATCAAGTTTCTTGACGGGCTGAAAACCATTAGGCGCATTCGTGCCGTAAGACATACGGTTTCTCCATGCTAAAATGAATGATTCGGCTTTAACCTGCCTGCTAGGTGACGCGATACGTGACGCGACATCGAATCGACTACCCGCCGTAGGAGTGGATACGTGACCACCATCGAGGTGCAGGATACGTGACCTGCGTCGAGGCTATGATAAATAACTCAATTCAACACAGGCGTCAACAACATAAAAAAACCCCCACCCAGTTGCCCGGGCAGGGGAAGTTCCCACAGCGCGTATCAGTGCACTGTGGCCGGAGGTTAATCCTTAAACGATGTAACGCGCTCGAACGATACGCCGCTATCTTTGTCTTCAAAACGCGGGAGGTTCGGGTCGTTCTGACCAGTCCATGCCACGTCCTGCAAGGTTTCAATGTTTTCCAGATCGCGATCTTCGATCCGGTCATTAACGTCCCGCGTTGGGCATTCGCAGAGCATTAGACCGCCGCGACGAATAACCTGAGCTTCCATGCCTTCATAGCCGGGAAGGGGCGGAGGAACCATTTCAGGGTGGCGTGATGCAGGAACTGGAGCCCAGCCCTTGATCATGCGATCCGTCATGTTGTCTGGATCTGGTTCGTTAAGGGTTGATTCGCGAACCCAAGCATAGGTCATGTTCGCCGGGATCTTATCCTTTGGAACATATAGCTTTGATTGAAAATGGGTTTCAGGGCGCTTGCGCATACCTGATTCGCGTGATTCTGATGCTCGGCTTTGCGAGGCTCTTGATGCTCGTGCCATTTTTAAGATCCTTTATTCTGTTTCATCATGTGAACTGCGTAGTATTTTTCAGCCTCAAGGTCAGTCATGCGACCGCCCTTCTGGTTACGGATCGCGCCCGACTGTGCCAGCTGGTGCGCCATACGACGCTGATCAGAGGATAGACGGATGGTCTTTGAGTTTTTGCCTTGCTGGTTTGGCGCGTTGCGCTGGACAGGGGCAACATTAGATTCGCGAGACATTGGCGGCGTTCTCTTGCTTGGGGTTGATACAGTCGAGAAAGCGTCAGGATACTCCTTACGCATATGCCGGTCAATTTCCGTAAAGTAGTCAACGCCGCCGATTTCGTCGTCACGGCCTTCTGAACGATACCGACGCTCGATGCGCCGTGCATACAGCGTTGCCTCTTCGTGCATCTCAGGATCGAACTCAGGAGACTGTGGCTGGAACCAATCGTTTTTCTGGATCCATCCGGCAGTGCGAGGCTCAAGCGTAGTCTGAGGCTCTGACCTTGGCTGCGCTTGCTTTTGCACTTCTGGAGCCGAAACCTTTTGTTCAGCTTCCCAGTTCTCAACGCCAGTCAGATCGTTCTGCAGCTTGTAGTAAATGCTCTGCAGCTCGATGACTTGCTCACTGTCGCCCATAGAGTGTGCGTCTATCAGCTTCTGCTTTACCGCACCGGCCTCATTAATGAGGTTGTTCTTGTAGTGCGTCATCATCGCAAAGTCAGACTGCTGACGCATCTGCGCTTCGTTCTGCAGGCGAGATTCGGCGTCCTGAGCGCGACGCTCAGCATCAGCAGCCTTGCGGGCCAGCTCAGCTATGCGCTTGTCAGGTGAACGCTTACGCTTCGGAGCCTCTTCTTCTTCTTCCTCAGGCTCTTCTTCGGCTTCCTCTACCTCTTCTTCCTCAGGCTCTTCTTCCTCAGGCTCTTCTTCGGATTCGTCTTCATCGTAATCCGCAAGGCTTTCACCGAGATCGTCTTCGGTTATCTCAATTTCTATGTCCTCTGTTGGACCTTCTTCAGTTAACGGAAGTTCTGGAATTTCTGTATCTTCTGACATGTTCTAATCCTTAAAAATTGCCAGCGGATTTGCCGGATTCTACATCTTCTGGACCAGAGATAACCGCCATGACGCGATCATCTGGCAGAAGCGCTACCGCAACACCGCGATAGGAAACCATTGTTGATTCGTAGCGCGGGATAAGAATCCAGTCGCCAACCTTACACCAAGGCCCGGAGCGCTCGAACTTCTCACCCTGATAGGCTTCGGGCCCAACAGCGCATACCAAGGCAGAAACCGAGGAATACTTGTCTTCAGCGCGAACCGTATCAGGCAGGTAAAGCGTCACTTCCGTGCCGTCTTCCTTCTTGATAGTCTTCAGCTCTTCGGGGCGGATGTAAATTTTAACAGCCACGAGATACCCAGCTGGCCGCATATCGAACGGCTGGCCTGTCATCTCTATGAACTGCTCATCGATGAATTGCTGCGCAAGCACCTCTTCATGCGGTTCAATATTACTCATGCTCATTAGTAATGACTCCTTGTTTTTTGTTCCGGTATTTTATCGTCATCAGGCTGCATCATGCGCTTATACTCGTCGGCAATGACTTGAATTGCAGCTGTATAGCCACGCACCAACGCATTCCCCTCCAGAACCTGAAGGGCAATCTCTTCTGCCGACGACGCAGGAACATAGCGCTCCCCTTGGCTCGACGGCTTAAAACGTGCATTTAATGAGTATTCTGTGGCGCGATCTCGCAGCTCACTGATACGCTCAACCGCTCTGCGGCTTAGTTCTTCTGCGCTCAATTACTTTCTCCGGTAATTTTTTGTTGCAGCGGTAGGTCTTTGCCCACCTTCTGCGAAATTAAATGTGCGCGACCGCACTGTTAAAGCACGGTCGCGCTCTTTTTATTACTTGCCGCGCATCTTGTTCATGGCGTGGGTGATTACACCTTCTGGCGTCATCATGCCCTTGCGAACCTTGCCAGCGCCGCCCTGAGCGAACTTATCAGGCTTCATCGCGCCGCCATCAGCATAAGCCATGCCGCCACCCATTTTCTTAACAGGCTTCTTCATGCCCTTCATAGGCGAACCAATAGCGATCATAACAGCGAGGCCGTCTTTCTTTGGCTTGCCACCCTTTTTCATGTAGCCCATTTTGTTACGGACTTCTGAAGGCAGCTTCTTCAAGCCGGGGTTCTTGGCTTCATCAACGGCCTTCATAGCGCCGCCTTTTTTCATGCCGCCCATTTCAGTAGCCAGCTTCTTGGCGGTGTCAGCGGATGTCTGAACCTTACCACCATCCTTATAGCCCGAAGAACGATTGCCACGCCCGATAGCCGCAGCATTTTCTGGGGTCACCTTCATCTTGGCATACTCTTCGCGGCGCTTGCGATCCGCTTCACGCTCAGCAGCAGTCGGCTGGGGAGGCATAGCCTTCTTCACAGAGCCACCAACCTTATAGGTCGGGATAGGACGGGCATTCGCACGCTCCTGAAGCGCCTTTGCACCATTAGGTTGCTTAGGCATGGGCTCAGCGATTGCTGGGCCGAAAATTGCACGAGCCTTAGCCCGCATGTCAGTCATTTTCATTGGTAACCTCCATTATTACGCAGGGCTTCGGACTGTAGCTTCATTGCTGCAATCCGCTCTCTCGAAGCACGGTCTTCCGCGTCAGTCTGTGCTTCTAATTGCGCCTTCGCCATATCGACTTGGGCGTCAAGTTTGCTGTCAGCATCGCGCTGCTGAACCTTCATCTGTTCCACCTGAAGCATCGGATCAGGGCCCGGAGGCTGAGCCTTATAGGATGGCGCAAGCTGCTGCATGGCCTGTGCAACCATAGCTGCAAGCTGGTTCTCAATCTCTGGTGGCAACGGCTGGCCCGGAGGCGGCAACGGCTGGCCAATGATCTGCTCAACCTGCACGCGCATCTTCAGAGCCAAATGCTCATTTATGTGTGCCTGTAGCGCTGGGTTCTCTTCAGCAATCGGTGCGTGGGCCGCGATGTGTGCATCGTGATCCTGATACGCGCCAGCAACCAATGGCTTGCCTGTAAGCGCGTTCTGGTTCTCAGACAGCGGATCCAGTGGCCTTGGCTTAGCCTGCTCAGGCAACAGCAGCAAATCGATCTTTTCTTCAGCGATACCCATCTCGACATACATCTGACGATAGGCTTCGCGCAGATTGTGCTGGTCAGGCTGCTGTGTTGCAAACCGCAACAGAGCTTCCGCCCGCATCATACGCTGTGCCGATGACGAAATGTTCGGGTCGCTTACCGGAATAACATCGACGTTCGACGAGAAGTCTTCCCGCATGATCGCAGACATGCCGCCGCGAACTGGGAATGGATACGGTTCGTCTGGCAGATACTTGCCAAACAAATTCGCAATCATCTTCAGCTCTCGGTTGAACGCCTTATGCGACCGCTTGAGGGTCGCTGACTGGAGTCTGGTTGCCGCTTCCATAAGAGCCACAGTCGTTCCAACTGGGGCATCCTGTCTGCCTTCACCCACGGCAATCTCCGCCGTGTTTGCAAGATTCCGCGCACTCTCATACGTTTCCTTCAGCAGCGCCAAAGAAACCTGCGAAGGTTCCTTATACGGCATGGTCATGATTGCGTTCTGAATCGGCATGCCGCCCGTGTCAATTTCACGGAACTCAGTCGGGCCAATCCCAATATTGTTGTCGTCCAGACGCATACCCTTGACGCGCAAGCCACCGGGGAAGTTATTCAACGTCGCAGCGTCAATCAGCTGGCGGCGGATCGATGTCGCCGTCTTCGCCGAGTTGCCTAATAAGTGTGCATAGCCAAGGCCGTAGAAGCCAACACCGGGCATCAGCTTATAGTGAACAAACGAACTCTGACGCTGGAACGTGGGATCTTCTTCCTCATAGTTCCGATAGATCGACAGAACCTTACGGCTGCCCTCTTCAATCGTAACAATATACGGCAGAGGAATGCCATCCTCATTCTCATAGCCTTCGAGATTCAGGTCAGCATAAACCTCGTAGATCTTATATTCTTCTGTGCCTTCAGCGCCCGGCTCAACACCCTGAACACCGTCAACCTGCGCCTGTATCGGCGTCTGATCCGTATCATCCGGCTGCGGATCACCGACCTTGATGTCGCGATACACGCCAGCCAACTGCGCCAAACGGAAGTTCCGGCGCGTCATCGGCGTTATGTGGCAATAGCGCGGCGATGTTTCTAAATCCGTCGTGCCATACGCAACGATAAAGTTATCCGGCAAAACAAAACGGCTTACCGGGCGTCCCAGCAGCCGATCCTGATATACTTTCTTGAACGTCGAGCCCACCAGCGCCAACCAGAACAGCATCTGATCGAATTCTTCATAGAACTCAGGCGCCAATTCCGTAAGGTAAAGGTTCATGAAATCCTTAACCCGCGACGCCTGCGCCTCCAGCTGCTCGTTCGCAACGCCAATGATCTGCGTCTTAACTGGGCCAGCTGCCGGCAGCAGCTCACCACAAGCCACAGCCTGCCAGCGCACCACAGCTTCTGCCAACAGCGGATCGTAAACGCCGCACGCGCCCTTGAACGGCGTCTGACGGTCTTCGATCTTCAGGCCCATCAGCTTGATGCCCTCAGACATCGTGGTTTCCCACTCAGCGCGGCTCTGCTTATCTTCCTCAACGCCACTGAGCAACATCTCGCCCAGACCATTCAAGGCCATGTCGTTCATGTACAGCGCTAGGTTCGAATCGTGCGTGCTTTCTTCTTCATCGTCTTCCGATGGTTCGAAATCAATCTCAACGCCGCCATCATCCATTTCGGTGATTTCAGCGCCATCGACCATCTCAGGTCCGCCCATTTCAATTTCGTATTCTGCATCGCCCTCAGGCATGTCAACGTCAACACCACCAATTCCCTCGAACTGGGGGCGAAGCGTGTCTGCAATAGTCATTGGTTTACGGGCCATTATGCCTCCTATCAATAAAACGATGCGCGTTCAAGCGGTACGTCGTATACCTCTTCATACGGATTATCCGTATTGTGAACCCAACCAGACTGCTTAATCCGCAAGAACGCCATTGTCATCGTATCAACCCAGTCCCTCGAATCAGCAGCAGGAAACTGCACGCACTGTTCCATAAAGTCACGCGCCCACGGCCTCAACTCATCATATGACGGCTTCATTGCCGGTAGCCACACCCTACCATTTTCAATCAAGTCCGTCACCAATCGAACACGCGCTATCTTATCACCAAACTTATCAGGATTAAATGGCGTTGCAACAATTCCTGCACGACCCAAATCGTGTATCAGCATCTGGCCGTTCGCCTTCGCCTCAACCAGCACCGTATCCGGCTGTCTGTTCTTCGATACCTTAATCGGCACGCGATAGTTATCGTCCCTGTAATCAATCGCCATGCGCTGCACCATGCGCCGCAATACCGGCCATTCAGCACGGTCGCGCCACACCGACAACAGGATCAGGTTCGGTATATCATTCTCATCGTCGAACACGCCCCATGTCGTGGACGCACTAAACGCTGATGTCTTGTTCGCCGTCAGCGCCGTATCCCACGCCTGTATCACGTACTTAACTTCAGGCGGATCAGCGGACTTCCACCACTTAAACCACGTCTGATCGATGATACCACCAGCATCCACAACCGGATTCTGCTGATACAGCGACGACCAGATACGGCTCGTCGTGGAAGGCTGGCGGCGGATCTTCTCCAGTTCCTCTTTCGGAAACTGTTCCGGCCACAGTGCATCTCCGGGCTCTCGCCCCAAAATGTCGTTATCCACCGCCAGCGCGGGCAAAATCACCCGCTCCCACTTCTCGCCTTCACCATCCCGTTCGCCCTGATCCAAGCGACCCATGTGGTCCCCCAGATGCCAGCGCGTTCCTATCAGGATGATGGGCGTATCCTTGTTCTTACGGCGCGTGAAAAAATCCGCACCGTACCAAGCCCATAATTTATTCCGCTCACTGTCCGACTCAGCCGCCTGAATACCCGACAGCAAATCGTCCCCAATCAATATATCCCCACGCCGGCCAGTCACGTTCGCACCAACAGCCGTCGCGTGATAACCACCAGCCTGCGTCGTCATCCACTCGCCAGCAGCCGTCTTATCCGCACTAATCCCCACCCCCGGAAATAACCGCCTGTGTTCGTCGCCCTTAATCACGTTACGAACCTTCAAACCGAACGAATCCGACAGCTCCTGCTTGTGCGTCGCAAAAATCACGTTCTTCGTCGGGTTCTTCGACAGATAATAGGCCGGGAAGTAATGCGACGCAGCAAACGACTTACCATGCCCCGGCGGCATCGAAATCATCAGCCGCATGATCTTGCCCTCAGCAACCTCGTCCAGCTTATCACAGATCAGCTTTAAGTGTGGTGGCGGCTTCAACCCACTTACATACTCAATATACGCAGCAAACGACGCCATAGCCTCCTCACGGGCAACCAGCTCCGCCAGCAAGTCGTCCGTCGTCAGGTTATCGTTCATTCAGCGTCTTCAGCGATCACGTCTTCGCGCGTACCCATCATGGAATTCGCCACCTTAAATGCAACTGCGGATATTTCAGCAATGTCATCATCGCCAACATTATACTCTCTCAGGTCATGCGCCAACCACGCCTGCATGGCTAAACCCGCATACCAATCGCGTAACTCTATGTCACTCTTTCGCATCACTTATTTCCTTTAATCCACATATGCGATTTCCATGTGGGTTTAGATGCGGGTTTATTTTTACGCGCATCTTCAGCATGACGCTCTTCCATCTCAGCCCTAAATTCTCTGTACGCTTGACGGCCATGCGTCTGAAGAAAATGCAACTCAAGATCGTTACGTTCCCTAACATAAAACTTCAAATTGCGCTTTAGAGCCGCTGCTTCATGGCGCAGTTCCAAGAACTGTTCCATTACATCAACGCAGCGCTCTTTCGCTTCTTCCCACTGATCATCCGTCAACTTTCTCTTCGTAGGATCATTTGCCATCACATAAATCAGTTCATACACGTCCACGCTCAACTCAGGGTCAAACGTCATCTGTACCAATTCAACATCATTCACCTTCTTTACCAATTCAGCAATACTCATCACTTTTCTCCTTTAATCTCCATATGCGGGTTAAATTCAACGCCATCGAGCCATGCGTCCACCAGCCGGTGCAGACCCTCGCGGTTCAATCGACCCTCTTGCGTGTCCGGGAATGGGCACTTCTGCCGCAACAGTAAATCATGACCCTCACGGCCATGATCCATCGTGTCCAGTAATTCCACAATCGCCTTCGCGTTTGGGTCCATAAACCCAGTAACAAATCGTGTGGCGTAACTATACGGCCTACTCATCCCTCAACCTCCCTGTAATCCGCATCAATAACCGCCACCGGCTTCGCCCGATCCGCAACCATCGCACGTAACGTCGCCAAATCCAGATCCTTCGCCGTCACCGTGTGATTGATATTCACCGTCTGATCCATAAACCCTAACAACTGCGCCTGCGTCTTCACCGCACTAATCGCACTCGTGAAATTCCTAGCATCCAATGCCCGCTCATGAACCGCCTGCAACTCATCCAAAAACAAATCCCGCGTGTACTCCGTGCGCTCTATCGTCAGCCCAGAAGTCTCAGCCTCAGTCACCAGCCGCTGAACATCAGGCCGAGCCAGCTGCCGCTCCGCAACTACCTTGATGTGATATTCCGGATTCGTAATCCCAGCCCGGACGCACGCAAGCTCAGCAGGGTTCTTCGTCTTCAGCGCCCGCAACCGCACATACTCACGCGCAAAAACCAAATCACGGTCCTCACGCATCGCAATCTCAGCGTCGTCGCCGATCAAAGATCCCAAACCAAAACCGCCGTCTTCTGTATCCATGTCATCCCACATAATCATCACCCACATTAAAGCAATATATAAATTTTTATGGAACCGCAATTATAAACAAAGGGGGGTATATCAGGGGGTGGGGGGTCAGGAATAGGGGTGAAATGATTTGAAACGAAATGTGGGGGAGGGAGGGTGTATACTAGTATGTTGTCCGCCTGCGCGGCCAAAAGTGGGTGGGTGGGGGTCGCCCGCGCGCGCCTGTGGCGGGTAGGTCTGGTATCGAGCAGGGCCAATGCAACATCCACCCGCGCACGCGAAGCGATTGCATCCCTGCGCGGTAGGCTGATTATAT